CTGTCGCAGCCCGCCACGCTGAACACGGTGCTGTCGTTTCCGCCTGGCTACCTGAGGTGCTTCAAGTACAACCTGGCCTGCGAGATTGCAGCCGAGTTCGGCGTTGAGCCGCCGCCGACGGTGCAGCGCATTGCGATAGCTTCCAAGCGGGATCTGAAGCGGATCAATTTCGCTGACGACATCATGAGCCTGCCGTACAACCTGATCAACCGCCGTCAGCAGCGGTTCAACATCTACGCCGGGACGCCGTGAAGACGCCTATCCTCGGTGGAGCCTACGTCGCCCGCAGCGTCAACGCTGCGGCGAACCGCATGGTCAACCTGTTTCCAGAGGTTGTGCCCGAGGGCGGCAAGGAACCGGCGTTTCTGCAGCGGTGCCCGGGGCTTCGTCTGGTGGCGACCGTGGGCGAGGGCCCTATTCGTGGGATGTGGAAGTTCGGGGACTTCCTGTACGTTGCCTCTGGCGGCAAGCTGTACCGCGTGGACGGCAACTTTGCCGTCACTGAGCTTGGCCTGATCAACGGCAGCGGGCCGGTGAGCATGGCCGACAACGGCATTCAGTTGTTCGTGGCCTGCAACCCCAGCGCGTTCATCTACAACGCCAACACGGGTGTGTTTGCGCAGGTCACAGATCCTGATTTTCCGGGGGCGGTCACTGTCGGCTATCTGGACAGCTACTTCGTATTCAACGAGCCCAACAGCCAGCGCGTATGGGTGACTTCGTTGCTTGACGGCACTGCCATTGACCCGCTGGACTTTGCCAGCGCCGAGGGCAACCCCGACAATATCGTGTCGCTGATGGTTGACCACCGCGAGGTCTGGCTGTTCGGCAACAACACCGTTGAGGTCTGGTACAACGCCGGCTTGGCTGACTTCCCGCTGGCGCGCATTGAAGGCGCGTTCATGGAAACCGGCTGCCTTGCGCCGTACAGCGTGGCCAAGCTGGACAACGCCGTGTTTTGGCTGGGCTCTGACGCCCGCGGCAACGGCATCGTGTACCGCAACCAAGGCTACAACGCCCAGCGCGTCAGCACGCACGCCATTGAGTGGCAAATCCAGCAGTACGTCGTGTTGAACGACGCCATCGGCTACTCCTACCAGCAGGATGGTCATTCGTTCTACGTGCTGGTGTTCCCAACCGCTCAGGCAACGTGGGTGTTTGACGTCGCCACTGGTGCGTGGCATGAGAGGGCGTACTGGGACGGCGTGCAGTACCGCCGGCACCGCAGCAACTGTCAGGCGAATTTTGTTGGGCAGGTGCTGGTGGGGGATTGGGAAAATGGGCGCGTGTATGCGTTTGATCTTGAGGTGTATCAGGACAACAATGATCTGCAGCGCTGGCTGCGTTCTTGGCGCGCGCTGCCCACGGGGCAGAACACGCTGAAGCGCACGGCGCATCATGCGTTGCAGTTGGATTGCGAAACTGGTATTGGCATCAATACCGGTCAGGGCAGTAATTCTCAAGTCATGCTTCGATGGTCCGACGACGGCGGTCACACTTGGAGCAACGAGCACTGGGCCAGCATGGGCAAACTCGGCGAGTACGGCAAGCGCGTCATCTGGCGGCGCTTGGGCATGACCGCCAAGCTGCGGGATCGGGTGTACGAGATCAGCGGCAGTGATCCGGTGAAGATCGCCATCATGGGTGCGGAACTGTCCGTCACCCCGACGAGCGCATAACGTGGATCTGGCGCCGCGCGTACCGTCGCAGCGCGACCCGCTGGTGGATCAGGGGGCGCTGACCACTCGCGCGTGGTTTCGGTTCTTCCAACTGTTGCAGTCGTCCATTGAGGACGCAGCGCTGCTGCAGTACACGGTGGTGCAGAACACCACCGGCTTCACGATTCCCAAGGGCACGGTTGTTGGCTTTGCGGGCGTCGGGTCAAACAACGTGCTGTCGGTAACGCCGTACCTAGCAGACGGCTCGTCGCCGTCGCTGTACATCCTGGGCGTCATGGCCGAGGAACTGCCCGACAGCGGCGCTACGGGCCTGTGCTGCGTCTGGGGCAACGTCGACGGCATTGACACCAGCGCGTTCAGCGTGGGCGACGTTCTGTACGCCAGCCCCACGGTAGCTGGCGGACTGACGGCGACCAAGCCCACCGCGCCGGACAACGTAATTCCCATCGCTGCGGTGCTGGTAGATAGCGCAACGGCGGGCGACATCTTCGTGCGGCCCACCATTGAGCAGCAGAAGTATTACGGCGAGTTCACCAAGACCAGCGACCAATCGCCCGCAGTCATCAACACGGCTTACGCGCTGACGTTCGACAACACCGAAATCGCCGAAGGCATCAGCATCGGATCGCCGGCGTCGCGCATTGTGGTGGTGCAATCGGGCCTGTACCAGTTTGACGCCACCGTTCAGATTAGCAGCAGCAGCAGCAGCGCCAAGACGGTTTGGCTGTGGTTCCGCAAAAACGGAACAGATGTCGCTAACTCTGCCAGGCTGGTGACGATCAACATCAACAACGGGTACACCGCTGTGTCTATGAGCGAGTTTTTCTCGCTGGCGGCAAACGACCGCATCGAGATCATGTTCGCCGCAAACGATACGGCCATCACGGTGGATAATGTCGCAGCCACTGCGTTTGCCCCAGCAGCCCCTGCCGTCGTGCTGGCGGTGAGCCAGATTCAACAGTGAGAGCATCATGAGCGTTTCGCTTTCCCCCTACGCAGGCGCAGGCGCCCAGTTTTTCGACAACAACGGCAACCCGTTGGCCGGGGGGCTGATCTACACCTACGCTGCCGGCACGACTACGCCGATTGCGACGTACACCAGTTCGTCTGGCGGCACGGCCAACGCCAACCCCATCGTGCTGGACAGCGCCGGCAGGACGCCCGCGCAGATCTGGCTGACGGCAGGTTCGTCGTACAAGTTCGTGCTGGAAACGGCTCTCGGCGTCACGATCAAGACCGACGACAACATCTTCGCGTCGTTTGATCTGTCCAAGGAGGTCGGCGTCGCCGTGGGTCTGGGCGGCAGCGGCGTGGCCACCAACATTGCCGTGGGTGATACGGCGCTGGACAGCAACACCACGGGGGCCAACAACACGGCGGTTGGGTACAACGCGCTGACTGCCAACACCGATGGCGTGCAGAACACCGCCCTCGGCTCGCAGGCGCTGGATGCCAACACGGGCGGGGATTACAACACCGCCGTGGGCTACGATGCACTGTCGGCCGTCAGCACCAGCAACTACAGCACGGGCCTGGGATACCGGGCCATCAACGCGGCCACCACCAACGGCGGCAACACGGGCGTGGGCGCTGACGCGCTGCTGCTGGCTACGGGGTCGAACAACACCGCCGTGGGCTACGCTGCCGGCAACTCGTTGACCACGGGGTCAAACAACACGGTCATTGGCTACGACGCCGACGTCTCTGGCGCCACCGTCAGCAACGAAGTCACCATCGGCAATAGCAGCGTGACCTCAATGCGCGCGCCAGGCCTGACGATGACTGTCGGCTTGAAGTGGATCAACAACGGCACGCAGACGGTGGCCGCACTGGTGGCCGCAGGCACTGCCGGAGCAGGCGCCCGGGCCGTGGTGACGGATGCCAACGCAACCACGTTTCACTCGATCGTGGCTGGCGGCGGCGCGAACGTCGTGCCGGTGTTCAGCGACGGTACAAACTGGCGGATTGGGTGAGGTGAATCATGGCACAGCAATGGCTTTCCGCGAGTGACCCGTTTTTCTCGCAGTTCTCTGGCACTGTTGACGAGAGCGGTGCGGTTGCGGGGCCGTATGACTCGCAGATCGCGGGGCTGCAGAGCCCGCAGAACTGGGAGGCGGTGGCCTCGCAACTCGGGTGGACCGGGCCGCTTAGGGCGCAGTACATCGGCCCTGACGGCAACGTCATGGAGGACTACTCGCCCGAGTTCCTAAACTGGATTCAGTCAAAGCGGGCCGAGGGCTACGATTTCGTCACCGATGCCAGCCAGATCAACAAGGACCGGCAGACCATTGGTTTCCGCTTGCCCACTGGCGAAGTAACGAACCAGCGGACCGTCAAGGTCAGCGGCTTCGGCGACTTCTTCAAGGAATTCGTCCTGCCGGCCGTGGGCATTGCTTTCGGCATGGGCGGGTTCAATTCGCTCATGGGCGGCGCTGGCGCAGGGGCAAACGCCCTGTCCGGTGCCGGCCTCGGCGCCATGGAAGGCGTGGGCCTGTCCGGCAACATCATCAACGCCGCCACGGGACAGACGATTGCCTCGCTCCCCACTGCGGCAATGACGGCGGCCGACATTGGGCGCGGGCTTGGCGATGTGTTGGGCCAAGTCAGCCAGCCCCCGGCGCTGGAAACGGCAAACTTCGCCCCATTGGAAAGCGCCGTCACCAACGTGACGACCCCTGCCGCGCAGTTGACCGATGCGGCAAACGCCATGCAACTGAACGAATTGGCGCAGTTGCAGGCCAATCCCCAGCTTGCCCAGCGAGCCATGGACTTGGCCGGCGGTTCGTCCGATCTGGTGCCGGGCGTCATGGGGGGCGGCCAGTTTGCGGCGGCAGGCAACGCGCTTGCCCCGGCTGCGGCGGCAGTGAATGCAATAACCCCCGCTGCCGCACCCGCTGCCGGCGTCATGGAGGGCATGGTGCCGGGCGGGCTTGAGGCCGCGGGCATTTCTCCCACCGCCCGCGAACTCATGGCCACCGGAGCCGTGGTGGCCGGCGCGGGCGCCAAACCCGGCCTCACCGGCATTCCCTACCTCGACAAAGCCATCGACTTCGTGGCCAGCCCCGCAGGCGCGGCCATCGTCAGCGGCGTGAGCAACGTGGTGGGCGGGATCGCCGGGGCAAACGCCGCAGAAAAAGCCGCAGAGACGCAGGCGGCGGCGGCGGATAGGGCTCTGCAGCTTCAGCGGGAGATGTACGAGAAGTCGCTGGAGCTTGGCAAGCCCTACTACGAGGCCGGCGTCAACGCCCTCGGCAAGCTCACCCGCGGCGAAGTCCTCCCCGAGCCCGGCTACGCATTCCGTCTGGGGGAGGGCATGAAGGCGCTGGAGCGCGTGCAGGCCGCCCGGGGCAACATGCTGTCTGGCGGGGCGCTGAAGGCGGGCCAGCGGTACGCGCAGGATCTGGCCTCGCAGGAGTACGGGAACGCCTACAACCGGCTGGCGAACATCGCAGGGCTGGGGCAGACGGCCACGACGCAAGCGGGCACTGCGGGGCAGAACTATGCCTCACAGGCGGGCGAACTGGGGCTGCAGCAGGCGAACGCGTTGGCGCAAGGGCGCATCGGGCGCATGTCGTCCTACGGGAACGCGCTGGCAGGCGTCGCGGGCGCCGTTGGCGATTACACTCGCGGCAGGCAGCAAGAGCAACTGTTCCGCGACATCTTCGGCCGCGTTGGAGGCTGATATGCCACTCGACACCAGCATCATCCGCCAGGCTACGTTCCAGCCCATCCAGTTCAAGTCGCCCGACAGGGTGAATATGCTGCTGCAGGCGGCGCAGGCGGCGAATCAGATGGAGGCGCTGCAGGCAGCGCGGGCGTCCCGCGAGCAGGAGAACGCGCTTGCTGAGTACGTGCGCGGCGGTGGAGCCCCTGAAGGGCTGGCTCAGTTTGGCGCACCCGGTGCGCGGGCAATGCAGCAGATCCAATACGGCCAGCAGGTTGCGGCGCAAACGCGGGGCGTGCAGCAAAAAGAAGTTGAGGCCGCCATGGGGCAATTTATGAGCGCCCTCGGCCGCACTCAAAATGCGCAACAGGCCCGCGGCGTGTTGGCGCTGGGGTTCCAAGATCCGTTGGTGTCCAAGGCCATTGGGCGCTTCACTACTCCCGAGCAGGCCATGGCCGGCGTGCCGGATGATCCCGCGCAGTTTGGCGAATGGCTGCGGACTCAGGTGCTGGCGCCTGCGGAGCGGTTCAAAGAGCGCACTGGCGCCCAGAGGTACATTTCTGCGGGCCAAGGGCGCATGTTTGACACACAAACCGGGGCGTACGTTGATATGCCTGCTGCGGCAGAGGCGCCTGTACCTGCTGTGCCCGCAAGGCTGACCACGGACCAAACCGACCGCATTCTTACGCAACAGGGCTACAGGCGCCGTCCAGACGGCACGCTTGAGCCAATTCCCGGCGGCCGGGCCGATCCGGAAACGTTGCGTCGGCAGGCAGAAGCAAGGCAGCCCCCGCCAAGGCCGTCAGCTTTTGCCGAAAAAACGGAATTTCAGCGCGGGCAAACAATCATCGAACTTGATCGCACCATCCGCGAATTGGAAAATGCCGCAAAACCTGGCGGCCTGATCGACAAGTCAACTGGAAGCGGCGTTGGAGCGGCAACTGATGTCGCCGCGGGATTTGTTGGTGTTGCGACGCCAGGAGCCGTGGCCATTGGTCGCCTGCAGCCGATTGCTGACATGGTTCTCAAAATGGTTCCTCGGTTTGAGGGCCCGCAATCCGACAAGGACACACAGTCTTATAAAGACGCCGCCGGTCAAATTGCCAACCCCAACATCCCGAACAAAATCAGGCGCGACGCCGCAATGGAAATTGTGCGGATTATGAGGGCGCGCAAAGATCAGTTTGTGTTGTCTGGCTCTGAGGCGCCAGCACCAGCACCGGCGCCGGCACCGGCGACCGCAACGCGCCCGGGAGCCGCAGCGCCTGCGCCAGCCCGCACTGGCGGCGCTCGCCGAGAAATCGCCCCCGGAGTCTTTGTGACCGAGAGGCCGTGATGCCCAAGTACACGCTCGAAATCGGCGGCAAGACCTACGACATTGAATCCGCACGTCCGTTGTCGGATTCCGACTTGGCAACCTATGCCCGCCAGATTGTGGCGCCCCAGCAAACCGCGCCCGCAGCGCCCCCGGGGCAAATCCCTGGCGCGGGGCCGTATCCCGCTCCGCCGGTCGCGGAGGTGCCGTTGGGCCGGCAGCTTCTGCGGGGGGCGCAACAAAACCTCCAGACCATAGCGCGGGTGGCTCAGCCGTCAGCAGAGATGGTTGCGGGCGCTGGCGGCGCTTTGCGCGGGGCCTCGTCTTTGGCCCCGGCGGGGCCTGTGCCCGCTGCGGCAGGCGCTCTTATTGGCGGCATTACGGGCTTCACGGGCGCCCGCACTGGGGCCGAGTTGTT